ATGGCAGGCAAGGTGCGCCATCTGCTGTACCGGGAAGGACGGTACTTCGCTCGCAAAGTCGTTCCGCCTGCTCTCAGACCCTTTCTGAACGGAAAAACCGAGCTTCGTGTTCCGCTTGGTCCTGATCGGCGCAACGCTCTTCGCAAGCACCCGATGGCGGTGGCCGAGATCACCGCTAAGATTGAGCTTGCCCGCCAGCAGGAGGCGCAGGCACGCGGCGTTGCCGTTGAACCTGGGCAATACCCGCTGTCTGATGCACAGATCGCACTGCGAAGTTACCAGGACAGGCTTCGGCAGGATGAAACAGCGCGCAACTCGCTGCCTGGCTATTCAACTATCTCGATTGATGATGGATTCGTCGCGGAGATCAGGAGCGGTATCGCAGGCTCACTTACCGACCCCGAACTCAATAATCTGGTGGGCCACCGGATCGCTGAGTTCCGCCGACGCGGCAATACGACTGCCGAAATCGGCAGCGAGGAATGGCGGCGGCTGGCGCGCTCCCTATGCGTTGCGGAACTTGAATCGCTTGCGCGGATGTATGAACGCGACGAGGGCAACTATACCGGCACGCCAGAGCATCCGCTCCTTGCCACCGCCGAAGTCGAAGAGCAGCAACCAGAGCCGGTATCGCTGCAGGGCTTGTTTGGCGACTACATCGCTTCGCGCAAAGTACTTGGCAAAGGTGCTGAGGCAGAGAAGCGCTGGACACCAGTTTTCGAACATCTGCGGAAATACCTGCGCCACGACGACGCGCGGCGCATCGTGAAGAAAGATCTGATAGGTTGGCGTGACGCGCTCTTGCAGGAGAAGTCCGCAAAAACCGTCGCGAGCGTCTACCTAGCCTCTGTGCGCACCGTGTTAGGATGGGCGGTGAACGAAGACCGCTTGCCGAGCAACCCGGCCAAGGACGTTCGACAGGACGTGCCGAAGGCGACACGGAACCGCGAACAGGGTTTCACGAACGCAGAAGCCACGGCCATCATTCGGCACACGGTTTCGTATGAGCCGCAGCCATTCAATGGCAATGCACCGCGCGAATTTCCCAAAACGACCGCAGCGAAGAATTGGGTGCCCCTCCTTTGCGCGCACACCGGCGCGCGCGTCACCGAGATCACACAGCTTCGGAAGCAGGACGTCCAGCACGAAGACGGTGTTTCTTTCATCCGCATTTCCCCAGACGCCGGAACAGTGAAGACTGACCAGTACCGCGACGTGCCGCTGCACAAACAGCTTGTCGACATGGGCTTTCTTGACTTTGTAGCAGCCAGCGGAACCGGCCCGCTGTTCTTCACACCGAAAGATGGCAAACCCCACCTCGAAAGCGCCCGGATCATTTCAAACCGTATCGGCGCGTGGCTGAAGTCGCGCGATCTGGTCCCGAATGGCGTCAGTCCGAACCACGGCTGGCGACATAGGTTCAAGACCGTCGCGCGCGAAGTCGGCGCGTCAGACAGAGTAACTGACGCAATCTGCGGCCACGCCGGCAGAACAGCCGGTGAGAACTATGGCGACGTGACCCTCAAGGCAAAGGCGCGTGTGGTCGACGCATTGCCGGACTACGATCTTAACTAATTGCGGCCATCACCTACCCCGGCTTGGATCTGGCACACCTGAAAAGTTAGCTTTACGCTGCGTGCCGCAGCATCGCCTGTTATAGTGTAGATACATCGCAGCACGTCGTCACGCTTCGCCCCGCGCCGCCCCGCTTCGCAACGCACCGCTGCATGATAGCCCCTCGCCGAATTCCGGCGCGGGGTGCGCTCGGAAATGATCGGTCATTCGAACGCGATCGACAGGCACCGTGCCTCGTACTCGACGGCGAACTCGTTGATGATGCGCTCCTTGCCTGCCTTGCCCCGGCGCTGGAACTCCATGTAGGCAAGCTCGATCAGGATCTCGGCTTTCCTGCTATCCACCTTCTTGAGCAGGGTGCTCATGCGCACCCCGTTCTGGCGTTGCCGCATGATCGCCTCGGCAAGATCGCCGGTGTCTTCGCAATAGGCGATGATCGCGTCGCTAACCTCTTTGGGCGTGTCTGCGGGATCGGCCGCCTGGGCAGCCAGGGGCGCGATTAGGCCGAGCGCTAGTATGATGTTTTTCATAGTATTCTCCTTATTACGCCCGATTAATCACCCCGCCTTAGATGCATGTCTACAGTGCTTTCGACTGCCGGTTGAACGGCGTTGCCAAAGTCCCACTCCAATATGAACTAATCTGTTTACATTCTATTATCCTAATGTTAATACTATTAACATTGGCAACTTCTGGGCAACCAACATGCACTTCGCAGAACGCCTGCGCCGCACCTTCGGGACGGATCGCAAGCAGGTGGAAAACAAGGATTCGACCAAGGCGCTGTCGCTCTCAGATCCGGCAGCGTTCGAACTCTTTGGCGCCATCGCCACGCACTCCGGTCTGGACATCGGGCCGCATTCGGCGATGCGCGTGCCCGCCGTCGCCTGTGCTGTTGGCCTGATCGCTGACACGGTTGGCACCTTGCCGATCAAGATTTACGAGCGCGGCACCAAGCAAACCGTCAGCGACCACCCCGCCTACCGCCTCGCCCATACCGAGGCGAACGAATGGACCAGTGCGGCCCAGCTTCGCACGCAGCTTAGCACCGACGCCCTGCTGCACGGCTCCGGCTACGCCCAGGTTGTCCGCGTCCGCGATGGCGCCCCTTACGAGCTACACCGCCTCGACCCCGCCGCAGTTCAACGCACGATCGAACCGACCGGCGAACCTGTCTACGCCGTCACCACCGAGACCGGCACCGCGCGACTAACTTTCCGCGACGTGGTGCACGTCCAGCCCTTCGGCGGGGCTTCTCCGATCTATCTGGCGCGCGAAGCCATTGGCCTTGCTATCGCCTTTGAAAAACACATGGGCGGAATCTTCGCCAATGGTGGCCGCCCCTCCGGCATCATCACCGCACAGAAGAGCCTCGACCTTGAGACCAAGAAACGCATCGCCGCGTCATGGTTCAGTACACATTCGCGCGACAACGCAGGCGGCACCGCGATCCTCGATGAAGGCATGGCGTATCAGCAACTCGCCATGACACTGGCTGACGCGCAGTTTGCCGAGAACCGCCTTGAACAAATCCGCGAGATCGCGCGCGCCTTCCGTGTCCCGCCGACCATGCTTTTTGAACTTACGCGCGGCACATGGTCGAACACCGAAGAGATGGCCCGGCAATTCTACAGCGTCACGCTGAAGCCGTGGCTCGCCGAATGGACCTGGGCCTATTCCCGGTGCCTGCTGACCCCGGAAGAGCGCGCCGACCTCTACCTTGAATTCGTCACCGACGATCTTCTCACCACCGATCACGCATCGCGCGCCACGGCCTACGGCCAGTATCGCGCAATGGGCGCCATGACAGCGAACGAAGTCCGCGCTGGCCTGAACCTCCCGGCGCACGCGGACGGCGACCTGATCGCCAATCCCTACACCACGTCAGACAAGGACCGCGCCGCATGAAGCACACAGCATTCTTCGGCGATGGCGAGAAGACCTTTGCCCTGACTGACGACATGATCGGCGAGCTTGAGCGCGTGACCGAAACCGGGATCGGCGCGCTCTATCTGCGCGTTGTTCGTGCCGGTTTCGCCCTGGCGGACCTTACCCAGATCATTCGGTTGGGCCTGATCGGCGGCGGCACCGCGCCGGAAACCGCCCACAATCTTTGCACCACCTACGCCACCAACCGGCCCCTCGAAGAACTCTACCCGCTCGCACTCAACATTCTCGATGCGCGGTGGAGCGGCACAACCAAGGAACCTGCCGATGGCTGACCGGCTCGAAATCAAAGCATCGCTGAACGTCGAAGAGACCGGCGAGATTACCGGCACCGCCTGGCCCTTCACCACGCCGGATCGCGTCGGCGACACCATCACCAAGGGCGCCCTGACTTACCCCGCAACCCTGCCGATGCTCTGGGCGCACGATCAGGCGCAGGTTGTCGGCGTTTGGGATCGGATCGAAGAGACCGAACAGGGCATCACCGTCAAGGGCCGCTTGCTGATTGAAGACGTGGCGCGTGCCCGCGAGGTGCGCGCCCTTGTCAGCTCTGGCGCAGTCTCCGGCCTTAGCATCGGCTTTCAGACAAAAGACGCCAAACGCGGCGCCAAGGGTCGCAGCATCACCAAGGCCGACCTGCACGAGATCTCGATTGTCGCCGTTCCGTGCCACCCGGACGCGCGCATTTCCTCCCTCAAAGGTGGCACGCCCCATGAACAGGAGACCGTACATATGGAAAACGAAAACCTCGAAACCACCGATCCGAAGCCGGACAACAACCCGGCCAACGATGCGCCGCAAGTGCCGCAGATCGACACCAGAGCATTCGACGCCATCAACTCCCGGCTCGACAAGCTCGAAGCAAAAGCTGCCCGACCCCACCCCGTTCACATTGGGCAGCCGGATCAGGGCACCGAGAAGAAAGCGGCCTTTGTCGAATACCTGCGCACCGGCAGCAACGACACCAAGGCACTGACCACCGCCAGCGATACGGCCAATCACATCCTCGCGCCTGACGAGGTGAGCGCAGAGTTTATCCGCAACCTGGTGGAATTTAGCCCGATCCGCAGCATCGCAGATGTGCGCACCACTGCGGCAGCGACGATCATTCTGCCCAAGCGCGCCAGCGTCACCAACGCGGCTTGGGTTGGTGAGACCGAGGCACGCACCGGCAGCGTGCCGACCTTCGACCAGTCCGAGATCACGATCAAGGAGATCGCCACCTTCGTCGATATGTCGCTGCAGCTTTCCGAAGACAGCGACAACGTGCTGAGCGAAGTGAACCTCGCGCTGGCGGAGGATTTCGGCCAGAAGGAAAGCACCTCCTTCGTGGCCGGCAGCACGGCCAACGAACCCGCTGGTTTCATGGCTGACGCTAACATTGCCGAAACCGTTGCCGCCAGTGCCACGGCACTCGACGCTGACGAACTGATTGCCATGATCTACGCGCTTCCGGCCACCTACCGGAACGCTGGCACCTGGATGATGAACGGCAGCACGCTGGCCGCGATCCGCACCCTCAAGGACGGCCACGACAATTACCTGTGGCAGCCCTCTTACCAGGCAGGCCAGCCCGAAACGATCCTGGGCCGTCCGGTGATCGAAGCCGTGGATATGCCCGACATTGGCGCCGCTGCCTCGCCCATCGCCTTCGGTGACTTCAAACGCGGCTACCGCATCTATGATCGGCTGATGCTTGGCGTGCTTGCAGATCCGTTCACACAGCGCGCCAACGGCCTGATGCGCTACCACGCCCGCCGCCGCGTCGGCGCTGGCGTGGTGCGGCCCGATGCGTTCCGCAAGCTGACCATGGCCGCCGCCTAAGCCATGCCCACGCCGCGCGCATATCAGCAAGTGACACTCGCACACGGCACCCACGCCGTGCGCTTGCGTCCGACCCTGCGCGCGGCCTGGGAACTTGAACGGCTGCATGACGGCTTCGCAGGCCTGTTGCGCAAGGTGCAGGAAGGCGACACCGCCACGCTGCATACCGTCATTCAGAGTGCCGCCAGCGATCCCAACGCGGCAGACCGCTTCCTGCGCAGCACCCGGAACATGCCGCTGGCCGACTTCCTGGCACTTACGCAGGCTCCTGCTCTCGACCTGATCGCCGCCATCTTTCCCGAGCCGGAAACCACCAGCGACAGTCCCAAACCTGCCCGGCGCGTCACCTGGGCGGAAATCTTCGACGGCCTCTACAAGATCGCCACCGGCTGGCTGGAATGGCCCCCTGAGATCGCTTGGACCGCCACGCCCTATGAGATCACGGCAGCCTATACCGCGCACCTGGACAAACTGAAGGCCCTGCACGGCGCCGCCGAAGATGAACCTGAAAATCACCACCCGTCGGAAGAGCAGCGCCAGCGCAATATCGACGCCGGCCTTGATCCCGACCTCGACCTTGACCGGCTACAGGCCCTGAAGGCTCGACTACAGGGAGGTGCCTAATGCCCCGTCCGCCCCGCCTCTGCTCCTGTGGCCGCACGGTCGCGCACGGCACCCTCTGCACCTGTCAGCGTGACACGAAGCGCGCCCGTGACAAACGCCACGACGCCCACCGTCCCAGCGCCGCACGCCGAGGCTACAGCAGCGCATGGCGCAAGGCCCGTGCCGCCTTCCTGACGCTCTATCCGATCTGTGCGCATCCCGGCTGCACCGCACCCGCTACCGTGGTCGATCACATCATTCCCCACCGTGGCGACCACGCCCTCTTCTGGGATCGCAGCAACTGGCAGCCGTTATGCCAGCGCCACCACGACGCCGACAAACAGCGGCAGGAGCGCAGCGAATGACCACCCCTTACACAGACCGCTTCCGCAACCCTGCCGATGCACGCAACTTCTCCAATCCCGAGCGCCAGCTATGGGCAACGGTGCTTCAAGCGATGATCGAAGACGCGGTGCATGGCGCACCGTCGATCTTGGGAAACCGCAAGACCCGGCAACGCCTGACCGCCGAGGCATGCGCCTATTTCCGCGACCCAACGCCAAGCCTTTCTGTCATCTGCGAACTGCTGGACCTCGACCCGGCAGCTGTTCGGCAGCGCGTGGTGCGCCAGATCGAGACCGCCGAACATGGAGCCACGCCGAACCAACAGGGCCGCAAGCAGTTCCGGCGCTATGCACGCAGTCGCAACCAACCTGAACAGTGGGCTTGATGATGTCGCGCCTACAACTTCTCGATGAGCTTGAGAAACCCAAGCATACGCGCGTTGCAATCCGCCGCATCAGCGCCGAAATGTGCTCTCCGATGGCAATTCGGACAAATTGCAATCACAAAGCGCGGATCGTCTGGCCCACCATCCGTAAGCCGCCGCACATGGTGCGCCTCAAGAAACGGCTGCCCTGCGGACGTGGCAAAAGGTGCAGGTTCGCCGCAGTCCTCGCAACGCCCCTTGGAACGTGCGAGTACATATTCGCGCACAGCCTTAGCACGCTCGAACACCGAGCCGGTCTGTTTCTTTTGTTTCGGAACGGCAGACGCAGCGTCCAGAGCGCGCCGACGAAGCTCAGCGAGATCAGGAGCTTCATCCGGCCTTGGTGCATTGGCATGTTCGTTTTCACTCGCCAGTATCGCGTCGATGTGGCGAAGCTCGAAAACAATGGCATCGCGCATGGCACCTTCACGATCCGGCGCCCTTTCAATATGGTCTGCCTCATAGAAGTACTGTCCGACGAACCTCAAGCCGTCCGCGGTGTTTCGAAAGACCAGCAAGTCCTTGCCGTTCTCGGCATGGTCCCGGATGTGCTTATTCCCGCGCAACATTTGCATGTCGCCGACCTGTCCTTGTCCGAAATATTCAAAGACTCCATCGGCTCGCATCCTATCCGAGTAACCGTGTTGCTCGCCCTCTTCACCGCTGATGCAGATGACAAGAGCGTGGTCGGCCGGCGTGATAATTCCGCCCCGTTGCTGACCACCATAACGCCCGTGGATCTCCCTTCTGCGGTTGTAGACACGTCCCTCTTCAAAGCCCCAGGGCATTACTTGGGTCCCTCCGTGCATGTTCTTGTCGCGAACATCAGTGGCTCGAATGCCCGCAGATCACAAGGCTCACCCCGAATGCTTAAAAACATCTTAGCGCCACGTAGAGAGGCGGGGGGGGCTCCGACTTTGGCGGCTCTCAGGGGACCGGCGGGGGGACCACCGCACAAGATATGCAGAAAATAAGATTTGAGGAATGACCATGCCGACCACCAGCCTCACCCTGCTGAAACAGCATCTGAACATCACCGACGACGCCGACGACGCCATCCTGACGCACAAGCTCGCCGCCGCCGAGGGCTGGGCGCTGCAATACCTGGGGATCACGACCCTGCCTGATCCGGTGCCGCCGCAGATCACTGAGGCGGTCCTGCAGATCGCGGCATTCTGGTATCTGCAGCGTGAAGCCGCGTCATACGAAGGCACCGCGCGGCCTATCCCGTTCGGCGTGATCGACCTCTTGCAGTCCTGCCGTGTCGAAGAGGTGACAGGCCATGTCGTTGCGTGATGACAGCAAGCGCCTTGAGCGCCGCCTTGAGGCGATCCCGCAGGACATTCTCCACGCCCTGCGCCCGGCATTGGTGAAGAGCGCGGAAGAAACCGCACGCAATGCGCGCACGCTCGCCCCGGTGGAAGATGGCGACCTTGCCGCGTCGATCACCGTCACCGGCCCGAATGAGACCACACCGGCCTATGCCGAAGGTGGCGGCAAGCGGACGGCAGGTCCGAACCAGGCACTGGTGACTGTCGGGAATGAGAATGTGCGCCACGGCCACTTGCAGGAATTCGGCACGATCCACCACGAGGCGCAGCCCTTTCTGCGACCTGGTTGGCGGATCGCTCGGCCCCGCGTCATGCGCCGCATTCAGCGCGCGATTACCACGGCCATCAGAAAGGCGGGCAAATGATCGACCCCGCCGTGTCCCTCCGCACCGCGTGCCGTGCCGCGCTGATCGCCACACCGGCAGTCACGGCGCTGGTACAGCCTGACCAGATCCGCACAGGCTCCACCCGGCCAGATGGGCTGCCCTGCGTGATCTTCGCCACGCCGCAACTGATCCACCTGGGCCGCGCCGCTGGCGGTTTCTACGCCTCTTCTGTCGCGCTGGATCTGCACCTTTGGGCCTTGGAGGACGGCGCCGACACCGCGCAACAGATCGGCCACGCGGTGGCGCTCGCTCTGTGGGATCAGCCGGACGCTGCCGATATCCAGATTGACGAGTACCAGCGCCCCAGCTTCGCCTTCATGCGCGACCCTGACCCGGAACGCGCCTACTGCCACGGTATCGGCACGGTCGAAGCCGTTTGCCGGTGGAGGGTCTGATGATCCCGGCAGGCAAACTTGATCGCAGCATCAAAATTGAGCGCCAGACCGAAACCGTGGCCGCGTCCGGTGCCGTTTCGAAGGCATGGGCGCCCGTTGTCACTCTGCGCGCTCAGGTGCTGACCGCCTCGACCGAGGAACGGCTGCACGGTTTCGGCGCGCTGGACAGCGACGTGACCGTGTTCCGCGTGCGCTGGCGCAACGACCTGAAAAACAGCGACCGCATCATTTTCGACGGCACAGCATATGAGATCGACCGGATCACCGAACAAGGCCGCCGCGCCGCCCTCGACCTTTACGGAAAGGCCATCACATGAGCATCCATGAGCGCGGCGTGAAGCCGCCCTTGAAGCCCGACGCCGACGCGCTGAAGAAAGCGCCGACCCCGCCGCGCTACCTCGACCGGCACGCGAAAGCCGAGTGGCGCCGGATCATGCCGCAACTGATCGGCCGGCGCGTCATTACCCGTGCCGACCTCGCCGGGGTGGAGAACTACTGTATCCAGATCGGCTACGTCCGGCAGATCGAAGAACAGCGTGCCGCCGCCGGTAGCGCAATCGACCCCAAGCTTTTCGGCGTGCTGAACCGTGCCGCCCAGACTGCGCGCCAGCTTGCCGCCGAGTACGGCCTGTCGCCCACCAGCCGCGCACGGATCGGCGCCGCGCAGCCCGCCGACGATGACGACGACAACCCTCTGAGCGTCTGACCATGGCGAAGGGCAGCGCATATCCCGATTGGATCTTTGACGGCTCGCCGATCCCTGACCCGTTAGGACACGGCGCGCGTGCTGTCGAATTCCTGCGCCGCCTGCGCCACCCCGCCAGCACCGAACCCAAGTGCGCCTTCCAGCTCTACCCGTTTCAGGAGCGGATCGTGCGGCGCATCTACGGACCGCGCCACCCTGACGGCAGCCGCGTGGTGAAGAGCGTCTTCCTGATGCTACCGCGTGGGAACCGAAAAACCAGCCTCGCCGCCGCCTTGTCCCTGCTGCATGTAATCGGCCCCGAGAAGCGCCCCGCCGGTCAAGCCATCTTCGCCGCCAGTGATCGTGAACAGGCCGGGATCGGCTTTCGCGAAGCCGCCGAGATCATCCGCGCCGATCACCGGCTTGTCGCTGCAACACGCATTCACGACGCCTTCAACGCCGCCAAGCAGATCACCGACCGGACCAGCGGCGCTAGGTTGCGCGCCGTGTCCAGTGATGGGCGTGCCCAGCACGGCACCACCCCGGCTTTCGTACTCGCCGACGAAATTCACGCATGGAAGGGCCGCGACCTGTGGGAAGCGCTGAAATCCGGCCTCGCCAAGTCCGACGATAGCTTGTTGATCGTCGCCACCACCGCAGGACGTGGCACTGACACGCTCGCCGCCGAGCAATACGAGTATGCGCTGCGCGTGGCGAAAGGTGAGATCGACAACCCGGAATTCCTGCCGATCATCTTTGCGGCAGAGCCGGGCGACGACTGGCAGGACGAAGACGTGTGGCACCGTGTGAACCCCGGTCTGCAGCATGGCTTTCCGTCCCTGTCTGGCCTGCGCACGCTCGCCGCAGAGGCGGCCGAGCACCCGGCAGAACGCTACAGCTTTCAGCAGTACAACCTGAACCGCTGGCACGGGAACAGCCGTGACCCGCTCTTCGACCTCGACACATACGACGCGCGCCGCTTCGATGATCCGTTGGAAGACCTCGAAGACCTGCCGTGCTGGATCGGCGTAGACCTCGCCTTGAATGCCGACACCGCCGCCGTGGTCGCAGCGTGGCGCCATGACGATGGGCAGATCACGATCAAGCCGTGGTTTTTCGTGCCGGGCGACGATCTGAAAGCACGCGCCGAGCGTGACCGCGTGCCCTATGAGCGCTGGCGCGACGAGGGGCTGCTGACTGCCACACCCGGCCCGATCATTGACCAGGTGGAGATTGAGGCCCTGATCCGCGAACTGGCGGCGCGCTTCGACGTGCAAGAGATCGCCTTCGATCCGCACCTTGCCCGGCAAATCATGCAGAAGCTCTTTGACGACAGCTTGCCGGTTATCGAGATGCGCCAGGCGCCGCTAACGATGGGTGTTGCCGCCGGAGATCTTGAGCGCGTCGTAAACGGCCACATGATCCGCCATGACGGCCACCCGATCTTGCGCAATCACTTCGACAACGTGGTTGCGAGCCGAAACGACACCGGCCTGACCAGGATGCACAAGGCCAAGAAAACCGACCGGATCGACGGCGCCATTGCCGCCGCGATGGCAGTCAGCCGCGCCGTGAATGCCGAGACCACGCGCAGCGCCTACGCCAGCGACGACGCCGAACTATTCATTTTCTGAGGAACCAGACCATGCCTGACGTGAACCTGCCCGGCCTTGTGGTCGATCTGGAAGCCAAGATCGACAAGCTCGAAAAGGGCCTCGCCAAAGCCAACCGCGCGCAGCGGCGCAGCGCTGACCAGATGGAACGCCGTGCAAAACAAAGCGCGGACAGGATCAACTCCAGCTATGGGGCCATGGCGTCTCGCGTGACCGGGAGGCTCGCCAAGATGGCCGCGCCCGTGGCCGCAACGTTGGGTAGCGCCGCGACCGTTCGTGCTATGAAGAATACAGCGCGGGCCGTCGCACAGATCGGCGACGAGGCCAAACGCGCAGGCGTGCCTCTTGAGGCGTTCCAGGAATGGCGCTTCGTCGCCGAGCAGAACCGGATCAGCGCCGACGCCCTGACCGATGGCCTAAAAGAACTGAGCCTGCGCACCGATGAATTCATCATCACCGGCGCTGGTCCTGCCGCCGAGGCGCTGCAACGCCTGGGCTTCGGCGCCGAGGAATTGCGCGAGAAGCTGCAAGACCCCAGCGAACTCATGCTTGAGATCATCGCGCGCACCCGACGCCTCGACCGTGCTGCGCAGATCAGGATCGCCGATGAAGTCTTTGGCGGCACCGGCGGCGAGCAATTCGTCCAACTACTTGCGCGAGGCGAGGATGAACTGCGCCGCACCATCGACCGCGCGCATGAAGTCGGCGCTGTGCTCGACCAGGAGATGATCGAAAAGGCCGACGAAGTAAGCCGAAAATTCGATGAGATCACAGCGCGCGTGTCGGCCCTTGGCAAGAGCGTCGTTGTGAACGTTGCCGGTGCGATTGAGGATGCGCTGACAATCGACGTGGACGAGATTTTCGGATCGGCTGAGCGCGCCGCTGCGATGATGGGTCAAGATGCCTATGACGCGATGAAAGGTGCCACCCGTATCACCGAGGACCAGCGCGACACTGTTGAGGGGCTGCAAGCAACCTACGAAGGGCTTTTCCGGGCGATCAACGCCGCCACCGGCCCGGATGGTCTGCGGTTGATGGACGTGGCCGACATTGACGAGGCGCACGAATTGGCCGGAATCCTGCAGGATATCGACCACGAGATGCGTGCTTTCCAGTCCGGAAAGAAAAGCGCCGCCGAATTTGAGAAGACGGTCGGCGACCTGATCGGTGAGGCACAGAACCTGATCGGCGAACTGGACGAGGTTGACGCCAAACGTTTCGGTAATGTGATCGAGGCATTGGGCGGCATCGCTCGCGCGCTGGCCGTAGCGGCAGGCGAGGCTGCAAAGCTACGCCAAAACCTCCCCACGCCAGACGAACCTGCGAAGGTCTACAGCGGCCGTGGTGGCGATCCGCGTGCGTTCGAAAATGGCCGGACAGGACCGCTGGCGCCCACTACGTCGCTCCGGCCCAAGCTGCCCAGCGTCAACCACAGTTTCGGCGTGCCTGATCCTGAACCGGCCAGCCCCGGCGGCGGCGGTGGCGGCGGCGGCAGTGGCGGCGCCCCGAAGCTTAACAATTACGAAGCCGAGATCGCCGACATTCGCGAGGAAACGGTCGCGCTGGAACTCGAAGCCGCCGCCCTGGTTGCCACCGCCGCCGCTGGCCGCACCTTCGCCGACGCGATCGAGCAAGCACGGCGCGAGGCGGAACTTCTGCACGCGGCGCAGCGCGCCGGTATCGAGATCACGCCGCAGGTGCGCGCCGAAATCGAGGCCGAGGCCGCCAGCTATTCCGAGGCTGCCCGAGCCGCAGATGCAGCCGCTGCGAAGATCGAGGGGATTCAGGAGGCCCGCGAACAGGTGCGAAGCGCCGCCAAAGGCGCCTTCACCGACCTGATCACTGGCGCCACGACATTGGACAGCGCGTTGCAGCGCGTAATCGGACGCCTCGCAGAGATGGCCGCAAGCCGGGTTTTCGACAGGATCTTCACCGGCAGCATCGCGGCCTCCGGCGGCAGCGCGGCCTCTGGGGGCGGCCTGCTGGGCTTTGTCGGCGGCCTGCTCGGCTTTGCTGGTGGCGGCTTCACCGGACCCGGCGCGCGCCATGAACCCGCCGGGATCGTCCACCGAGGCGAGTTTGTCGTTAGCAAGCCCGCCGTCGAACGGATCGGCGTAGACCAGCTTGAACGGCTCCACGAGGGCGCGCTACGCGGCTACGCGGCCGGCGGGCTGGTAGGCGGCGCCAGCGCCCCCAAGGCCGCCCTGGCGCCGGTCGCGCGCTCCTCGGGCGATGTCAACATCTCCGCACCGGTCACCGTGAACGGCTCGGCCGGCTCGCCGGAGCAGAATGCCGATCTCGCCAAGAAGATGGCGCGCGAGATGGAGAACTCGATGAAGCAGATCGTGGTCAAGGAGATCCGGCAGGCTACCCGGCCCGGCAACATGCTTGGAAGCTGAATCAAACACACCATGTACATGGTGTGTTGACAGCATACTATGTACATGGTATGCATACCTCCAAGTAAATGAACAAATTCTTGGAGATAGCCCCCATGGTGAAACCCCCGAACTCTCGCATCGCTTTGCCTCAGGAGCGGCTGCTGCAACTGGACAGGCTCAAGGATCATTATGAGGCGTCAAGCGTGTCTCAGGCGATCCGCGCCATGATTACCCACCTCGCCGAGCTTGGCGTGATAGAGCACGAGATTCCCGGAATCGAGATCCGCAAAATCGGCAAACACGTTTCGGTCATGTTTGACGAAGGCGAGCGTGTCGCGTTCACAAGTGAAGGGGCGCAAGCGCTTGTGGGCCACATACGCGAGCGGCTTGCCACAAAGGGGCGCCAAGGGCCGCTCATCAACATTGACCACGGCTACACCTTGCGCGGCGCCGGCGGTGCTGTCGCGATAGAGATCGGCGGCGTCGAAAAGAAACTGGCGCCCGACGTGATCGACGAATTCGCCGACTTGATCGAAGCACAGATCAAGCACTCCGACGACTGAACCGCTATAACAAGAAATGGCCGGGGCGCCCCTTCAACTGCACCCCGGCCCTCAGACCGATACTAACGATCAACTGGTGGCATATGTGTAACACCTCGCGCCCCCCTACGCAGCCCTTTTCTACGCCTGTGGTTTCGATTTTCGGCGGTCACAGAGGCGCAGGTTTTGACGCACGCCTGAGCGCTGCGCATGACGCCAAGAACCTTGCACAGCAAGGCCGAAATGCGGTTGCCGGCGGCGTTTGTGCAGTAACAGCAGTAACAGCAGTAACAGCAGTTACCCAACCTACACACCCCAACACCCACCGACCCGACAACAACACCAGCCCGACACCGAACCACCGCGCACTCCCCTCCACAAGCCCCAACACCCAGACGACCCGACCGAGCACCACCGCCCGTCACAGTCACAACGCGCGCCTCCCCGGCCAGTGGCGCTACGTTACACCCATGCAGAAGCTCCGGCTCGCCGCCGATCAGGCCCATATGACCGCCGCAGCGATCACCATGAACTTGCACCCCGACGTTGAGACCAGCATCGCCGCCGCACCCGATCCGCTCCGGGCACTGCAACGCCGTGTTAACCGCGCCCTGAGACAACACGGCCTCTCCGGGCTGCCCCTCGCACTGGTGCTTGAAACCTCGCCCACCGGAAAACTCCACGCGCACGGTGTGTTGCTCCCCGGTGACTATGACCGTGATAAAGTCAAGAAGGCACTTCGAGCCGCCGGTGGGCGCATCACCAAGCGGGGATCGGCAGCACGTCAGCTTTCCCTGGGGGAGATATTCGACGGCGCCGGATGGACCGCATATTGCGCTAAGGGCGATCCTGACCGGATCTACCTCTCGCAGTCTGTCCGCCAGATCGCCCAGGCACGCCACAAAAGGCTGACGACATGGCGCCGCACCTCGCCCAAGTTGGCCCGTGCTTGGCGTGCCAAGCACCACCGCGAGCGGCATTGTCTCGACATAGACCCTGATACCCCTTCCGGTAATCCCCTGCCGCGTGACACCTCGCCTGTGGTGCCTCTGCCGGTGCAAGCACAGTCCAGTGCCGAGATTGATACGCTACTCGACTCGCTCGACCTGGAAACGCCCGACGCGGCCACAGCGCCACAGAAGGCGCAGGAGGCCGCAGGCACCCAGACAGCCCAACGTCCCGCGCAACCGCCTCAGCCTTATGACAGCGCCGCTCCGGCGATCCTGCGGCAACCTGGTTGCATAGACCGCGAAAAAACCAGCTTCCGGCTCTCGCACGGGTGGTTATCCAGGGCACCTCCTTCAGTGATTAATCATTTATTTTCAAATGCTTACAAGAATTTTTGACTTGCAGAGGATTCCAGTATCGGAGATTCTGCAATCACTAGAACAGACACAAAGGACACCCCGAGTGAAAGACACCGCCAACCAGCCCGCCGACGTTGTGATGATCAGCGAAGACAAATACCACGCCCTTGTGCGCGCACTGGAAGAACTCGCCCCCGGCAGGCGCGATGAAATCGTGCATATACTTGCTGAGGCCACCCCCGGCGGTATCTGGCCGCGCTCTGTGGCAGATGATGACGAGGCCGAACTTCCCGCCGAGTATCACATGGGCGCCGCCCTATTTACCGCCACTGTCGTGATGGAAACCTTGCTTGAACACGCCGAGATACATGACGTTAATCGGCGCGAAGTAGAGGCACAGATTGAGGCAACCTTCGGCGCGATCCCCGGCCATGTCCGCGAGTGGATACGCGCGAAAGGCAAGGGTACGTTTCAGGAGATGCGCGAAGAACAGGTTGAGGGCTAAGTGATGCAAACCCCTGACACGACCCTGTACCCTTCCGAACAGCGCGCCAGCGTTGTCGCAAGCTGGGCCGAAGAGGCCCTTCTCAAAGGACAGGAAGACGCGCTTGGCAAAGTGTTCTGGCGGTTGATCGCCGAGGAATGGACGGGCTTTGACGCGATCCCGCACGGATGGTTTCACCTCCTGTTCCACCGCATGCGCCCGTACCTGACCAATGATGTTATGCGGCCCGAAGACAGCGCGGCATTCAATGCCCTGCCGGAAGAATTCACTATCTACCGTGGCACGGATGCCGAGGCATTGCCTGGGCTGTCGTGGACTCTGGACCGCCAGACCGCGTTAGAATTTGCACGCGGCCACAGGGGGATTGAGAATTCAGCCCCGGTCCTGCTTTCCACAAGCGTCAAGCGCAGCGACGTGGCACTGTTCCTGAAGGAACGTGAAGAGGCCGAGATACTTTTGTTCGCCCCGCCGAAAGCGCCGTCAGTCGAAGAGCCGACCGCGAAAGAGCTTATGAGGCCCGAGGAATACGAGGCGCACTTGGCGAAACTAGCACAGATCGACGCCAAGCTTGCGGAAACCGACAACATCTGA